CTACCTGCGACCTGGGCTGCTTCCGCATAGCCCAGGCTGCTGCAAATCTGCAATCTCATCACATGAACGAACTCATCGCGCAACTGCTCCGCTCCAGCTGCCATCGCTTCATCGGCCGGCTGGGCTCCGATCCTGAGGTCCGCTACTTCGAGTCCGGCTCTGCGGTTGCGAACGCCAACATCGCGATCAACAAGCCCGGCGCCAAGCGCGACGACGGCCAGAAGCCCGACTGGATCCGAGTGGAGGTGTGGGGCGAGCAGGCGCAGGCGTTTGCCGATGCCCTCCAGAAAGGCGCCCTGGTGGACGTGAGCGGCCGGGTGAAGACAAACACCTGGACCGACCGCAACACCGGCGAAGCGAAGACCCAGCTGGTGGTGACCGCTGAGCAGTGGTCGCCCGTCGGCCAGCAGCAACCAGCCGCCGCGAAACCTGCTGCTGCCGCCGCATCCGCTGCCCCAGCGCAGCCGACGTCATGGGCCACCGGCAATGACGACGACGCTCTGCCGTTCTGATGGACACCCTCACCCGCGCCCGCCAGGAGATCGACGCGCTCCTGGCCAGCCTGCGCAGCGATCTGGATGCTGCCGCCGCCGCCCGTGCCGCCGAGCTGGACCGCCGTGAGGCGGAGCTGGCCCGCGCCATCGAGCACACCAGTCAGGACGCGGCTGTGCAAGCCGCCTGGCGACAGGGCTGCGCTGCTGAGCGCCGCCGCATGCGCCAGCTGATCGGCGTGCAGCTGCAGCACCTGGCGCCCACCAGCGGCACCCGGACGGTGCTGCACACCCTGGCCCGGATGGTGGAGGCGCCGGAGTGAGCACCTGGTACCCACCCACCACCTACGACCCCGCCGCCGGCACCGGCCAGCTGCTCTGCAACCCGCCGTTTGCCATGCCTGACGACCTGATCGAAACCGCCTGCCATAACGCCGTGCGTGCGATGCACGACGAGAGCTGGCGTGCCCATCGCCTCCAGCGCAGCCCTGAGGCGTGCCTGATACTCGCCGCGGCGCTTGATGCGCTGCTGGTCGAGGGCATCAAGGCGAACGACCTGGTGCTGTGTGCTGATCACCTGCGCCGGTCGGCGGTGCCCGAGCAGGTGCCCAAGGCCAGGCAAAATGAACGTCGCCGCCAGAAAGCATCATGGTGAACCTCAGGAGCTACACAGATGTTGACGTGTACACGGCGACACAAGACCGGCTTGCATTCATCTTTGCCAATTTTGAGCGCATATATGTATCGTTTTCTGGCGGAAAGGACAGCGGCGTCCTGTTGAATCTTGTAATTGACTACGTCAGGGCGCACGGGATAAGTAAGAAAATCGGGGTTCAGATCATGGACAACGAGGCAAATTATACACATAGCTCTGATTTTATGCACCGTATCATCAGGGCAAACCTTGACATCCTGGATGTCTACTGGTGCTGCCTGCCAATTACACTGCCTTGCACGGTGTCTTCATACGAGATCGACTGGCAGTGTTGGGGTGAGGCGGATCGGCACCGCTGGATCCGCCCAATGCCCACGGACCCATACATAGTCAATTTCTCCAATCATCCCTTTGGTGATCTGTTTATCGAGAACATGGATTACGCCACGTTCTGGGACATGTTTGCCGAATGGTACAGCCAGGGCGTTTCATGCGCAAACCTGATTGGCATCAGAACCGTTGAGTCACTCAATCGCTTTCGAGCAATTGTCAACCAGGACAAGGAGACGATGGCTGGCATGATGTGGACAAAGAAAAACACGCCGCATACCTACAACTGCTATCCGATTTACGACTGGCGCACGGAGGATATTTGGATTGCCAACGCAAAGTTTGCATGGGACTACAACACGCTATATGACGTGTTTTACATGGCTGGCATACCAGTCAAGAAGATGCGCGTGGCATCGCCTTTTATGTCAGAGTCAAAATCAAGCCTGGCAATGTATAGAGTCATTGACCCGCAAATCTGGGCCAGGCTGTGCGCTCGCGTTGGCGGCGCAAATTTCATGGCAACTTACGGGAAACAGCTTGACTACAAATCATTCAGGCTCCCTGCAGGGCACACATGGAAATCGTTTGTAAAGTTTTTATTGGCGACTTTGCCGGAGCAATCAAGCGTAAATTTTAAGCAGCGCTTCATTCAGTCCATTAGGTACTGGGGCAGAGTGGGGCGCGGACTTTCAGAGGAAATCATTGCAGCACTAGGCCGCATTGGGGTCAGGTTCTACATCAATGGAACCACTCGCCATGGTGGCAATAACCTGCGTCGCGTTGTCATCAAGGTGCCACCTGATCACCTTGATGATCTTCCTTGTCACAACAGCATGGTTACCTCATGGAAGCGGTTTGCTATCACCGTGCTCAAGAACGACCATACATGCAAATACCTTGGCCTCGCTCCGACTCAAGAGCAGCAGCGCCGCCAAAAGTCAATTCAACGCAAGTACAGCCAAGTCCTTAACCGATCCATCAAATGAAAGTCATTAACTCCAGCCAGCTCTCCTCCGACAGAATTGTCAATTGCCCAAGGGGTGGTTTCACAAGTCACCGCCTAGTCGTTGAGGGTGACGGGATGGGCTACAGCCTCACTAAAACGCTTGTGCACCCTGGCAGCCCCCACCGCTGGCACTACAGGCATCACTTGGAAACCTGCTACTGCGTGAGCGGCAAAGGGCTGTTAATCAATGAATTAACAAACGAAGTTCACGCAATAACGGAAGACGTAACGTACATCCTGGACAATCACGACCCACACGTATTTGAGGCACTAGAGCCGACAATCCTAATTTGCGTGTTCAATCCACCGCTCAGGGGTGACGAGCTACATGACGCATCGGACTCCTATCCCTGGAGATCGCCTGTGTACTCAGTGCGAAGCGTTCCAATCGAAAAAGTAACGGCAAACGACTACAATCCGAACTCCGTTGCGCCACCAGAGATGGCCCTTCTTGAGACCTCGATCTGGGAGGACGGCTACACGCAACCGGTTGTCGTGGTGCACGATCGGGAAAAGGACGCTTACGTCGTCGTGGACGGCTTTCACCGCTTTCTCACGCTGAAGAACAGCCAGCGAATCAGGGAAAGAGAGGGCGGCAGGCTTCCTGTTGTTGTGCTGCAGAAAGAGCTCCACGATCGCATGGCCTCAACCATTCGGCACAATCGCGCCAGGGGCTCGCACAACATTGAGCTTATGAGCGTAATCGTCTCGGAGCTCATTGAGATGGGCAAGGGCGACGCTTGGATATGCAAGCACATTGGCATGAGCCCCGACGAGCTGTTGCGGCTCAAGCAGGTTACCGGGCTGGCTTCATTGTTTCTAGGAAAAGAATTTAGCAAGGCCTGGAATGTGGAGCAAATTGATTCAACTGATCTTGAAGATGAAGACAATGCTGAAGCGGGTCTGGGTTCCGATTGACCAATGGGAAGAAATCGGGTGCAACATGTGGGGCACAGTAGAATCAAGGCGCGACTACCTGCGTCGTGCAATTATCTTCACGGGAAATTATCGCCTTTATGGAAGATACATGCAAAGGGTGACCAGGGAATGGCCGCGGTCGTGCCTGAATGCGCTGACAGACCGCAGTATCAACAGAAGAGCCTGGATAGGTCACGCCGCCACGGCTTTGGCCTTGCGCTGTCCAGAGGACATCACACGTCAAGCATGGAGCTACCTAACACATGAACAGCAATTATTGGCGAACCGGCAAGCCGATCGAGCAATTCAGTCCTGGGAAATGCGCTACCGAGAGAGTCTCGGCATACGTTCACACCTGGAAGTGTCGCTGCTATCCAGCGGGCATACCAGATGAAGTGCCAGCCAAGGTTGCCGCCTCGGGCAGGGCGCCATCCTGGAAAAGCATCGCAATCTGCATTCTGCAAAACGACCTGCACTTTTATGGGCTTGGCTTCAGCTCTCCATCGTGGGAGCATCAAAGGGGCGTAATTGCCAAAGGCAGGCTTGCCGTCTCTGGCGCCTACCCCGAAAACCACCAGCTGGAGCTGTTTCAATGAGCACAACACATCAACAGGTTTTGCAAAGCATCAAAGATTGGCATCTTGAGGGAATTGTTGTCTGCAAGCAAATTGGCGGGCGCACATCCGTTGAGTACAAGGGGGAAGTTGGTGTATACCCTCACTGGTTGGCCCTGCAGAAAGTAAACCAGATTGGCGTGGAATACATGCCGGAGGGGCGCAGTGGGAATTGACCTTAGCTCTGATCAGCTGACAATGAAAGCGGAGCCAGCTGTTTGGGTTACATGGCTGGCAAAACTTCTCGCCGACCCAGCAGAGTGCTATTTGCCTGCCTGGGTTCAAACCAGATATAGCGTGGCCAAGGACACAGCCTTTACGGGTGACTGGGCGGCGCGCCACGCAAGCATTATCGAGCAAATTGCCTCAAGGCTAAAGGCGGCTGGCCGACGCCCCCAAATTGAGCAAGAAATTGCGGTGACGAGTCGAACCGGCCTGCGAATTAGCGGAGCTATGGACATCTGGGCGCCAGAGGCCGGCGGCAAAGAGGCGGTTATTGTGGACGCAAAGACTGGAAAACACAAGCCGGCCCACCGCTTACAGGTGAACCTTTATCAACTCATGGCAAGCGCAAGCCATGAATTTGAATGCACGCAAAAACCAGCCGGCTTACTTGCCTATGCTGACCGCGAGATATGGATTAAACCAGCGGAGGCAACATCAGATCTTGCCGCCAGGGTTGCTGTGGCTATGGATGTCATTGCGAGCGAAACACAGCCATCGCCATCGCCAAGTAAGAGCAATTGCAGATATTGCCCGATTGGTCACATATGCCAAGACAGACACGGTCAAGGCCCGTCGCTGGCGCCGCTGATTGATCTTTTTTGAGATGGGCAACACCCTGATCAACCGCTGCCGCCAGGCGCACATTGATGCCAGCGGCTTTGACGCCATTCCCACCGGCACCCGCGCCGTGATCGAGCACCTGGCCGCAGAGCTGGTGGTCGCCGGCCACCAGGACGCCGCCGGCTGGCTGCTGTCCCAGCTCACGGCCGAGGTGATCCCGCTGCGGCCTGACCGGGGAGGTGCGGCGTGAGCGACCCCGTCAACCACCCGCCGCACTACACCGCCGGGAAGGTGGAAGTGATCGAGATCCTGGAGCAGGCCGCGGCCAGCGCGCCTGATCCGGTGCTTGCTGGCCTGCAGTGGCAGGCGCTGAAGTATCTGCTGCGCATGTGGCTCAAGGACAACCCAGCGCAGGACGCCCGCAAGGCCCGCTGGTATCTGGAACGCCTGATCGCCCGGCTGCCGCTGGAGGGCAAGCCATGATCGACCCGCCAACCCTCGCCCAGCTCTGGAGCGCCGCCCACGTCTGCGATCCCTGCGGCTGCGCCTGGGGCCGGCCGCTGCAGGGCGACTGCACCTGCTGGGAAGGCACTTGCCACCTGTGCGGCGCCGTCACCGGCGTCAGCCACGTCAGGAACTACGGCTACCTGCGCCGGGGGCTGGCGTTGGTGGAGGGCCGCGATAGACAGACCATCACCATGGAGGCGCCATGACAACATCACAAGCCGCCGAGCACGCCGAGCTGATCCCAGGCCGCTGGCATTGGGTCAGCAAAGCCAATGGCAGTTGGCACCCCGCCCTGCACAATCCGATGAGCGCCGGCGGTTGGACGAATGAAGACACGTGGGAAGACTTTGATCGGGCAATCATCCAGTGGCGTCTGATCCCGTTGCCGTCCGCCCATGACGCCCTCTCCGCCCTGGCCCAGCCGGAGCCGGTGGGGCCGACCGATGAGGAGATCATGGAGCTGATGCCGCAGCAGATGCACGAGGACCTGGCCGCTGCGGCCCGTGCATTGGCGGAACAGGCCAGCACCGTCAGCCGCAGCGCTACCGGCGTCATGCGCATCATGCTCAACCGCCACGCCGTTGACCTCGCCCGCGCCGTCCTGCAGCGCTTTGGCCGCCCCACCATCACCCCCATCTCACCGGACAGAGTTCCCCTGCCGCAAAACGAGGAGCAGGCTTCTGGGATGGTAAATGTTGGGCTTGCGTGGCTGAAGCAGCATTCCTCATGCAGATTGCGTCAACCAGGCGTCACCCCCATCCCTATGAGCGAGCGCCTGCCGGGTAATGGGGACCTTGATGATCAAGGCACCTGCTGGATGTGGCATCCAGTCAACTTCCACTACTGCCTCTGCCGCCCCGATCCGTCTGTTCACTCCTACTGGCTCCCCCACCACGCCCTGCCGCTGCCATCCCCAAACTGCCCACAACAGCCATAGCCACATGCCTTGCTGGTGGGTCACGATCCGGCTCGATGCCTGCCGGACCCGTGATGAGGTGATCCAGGCCCGCAGCGCCTATGCCGCGGGCTGGCTGTACCGGCAGCTGCATCCCACGGTGGAGGTGCTCGGCGTCAGGCCGGTCACGCGCTGATCGGCTATGGTGCTGCAGTCACCCGTTGAGCCTGTGCGCTCCGGCTGACACCCCACAGCATTCACAACATGACCACCACCGCCAACCGGGCGCTTCAGGCACTGCGCGCCATTGACTGGGCCACTATCGGCCGCCGGCTTGATCGCGCCATTGCCATCACCATCACGGCCGCCGAGCTGCTGTTGATGCTGGCCTCACTGGCCATCGAGACCGTCTACGAACACCGCCAGCAGATCCGCTCCGCCCTGGTGCGTGCCGTCGCCGCGTTGATTGTCGCCGCGCAACTGACGTACCGCGCCGGCTGCTGGACCCGCCAGGCGCTGCACAGCATCAGCGAGCGCTCGGCCGCTGTGCTCCCGCAGCAGCCGCTGGCAGCCATCGCACCGATCACCGCAACGCTGCAGGCCGCTCGCGAGGCGCTGGAGCGGTTGGTGGCGCGGCTGTATCCGGCGCCGGTGCAGGGCTGACGCTCACCGCGGCCGGCTGGTGCCCCTACAGGCTGGTCGCTAGTGCACCTGCATCACTTATCACCCAGACTCGTTGCGGCGCAGCGGGTGTGACCCGGTAGTACATCCGCTCAGGCCAATTTGTGACGCGATGTAACGGCGACTGTCACACCCCCTGTGGAGAAACGGTATTCCACGGGTTCGCCCGTACTACTTTGCCCAAACCCCTGTCACCGCAATGTATCTCGGCGGTGGTACGCCTGACCTACTCGGCCCCGTTTGGTATCGTGCCGCTACCGACTCGCCCGCCCCTTGTGACGGTTTAGGGCACAGGGACTGTGCCAGTCGTGTGCCAGTTTTGCCTTATGTGTGCCACTACGTCACCGGCACAGCCCGGCCAGACCCGTTGCGCCGCAGTCGGTCTGGCTGATTCTGGTACGCCTGCACCACCGGCAGTCATGCGCTACGGCGTGACGATCTGGCGCACAGTGGGCGAGTCCCACCGCACCACCACCCATGGGCGTCATCGCTGATCAACTCCGCGCCTCACTCCGCGAGATGGCCGAAGCCGACGCGCGGCTCTACCGCGGGCTCGCCACTGAGCTGGCCGCCACACCGGCCGCCCGGCCGGCGCTCGCAGGCGACGAGATCGCCGCCGCCATCGCCCTGCTGGAGGCGAACGGCTACACGATCACCCGCCCCTGAGCGGGCCGCACACGGGGCGTCGCCACGGCGCCCCACACCACCACCGCCACGCGCACCGCCATGGACCACATCACCGACACCGACACAGCCGCCCTGCTGGCGGAGATTGACGCCGCTGCGGCGGCCTACGGCGCCTCGATCGAGCGAGGGCTGGCACTGGCTGCTGAGATGCGCCAGCTGGCCGACATGATCGACGGCGGCATGGCCGACGCACGGGCTGAGCTGGGCGAGTGGCTGTGACCGACTCCAGCGCCGCCCGCACCCGCCGCTACCGGCTGCGCCTGGCTGGCAAGCCGGATCCCGCCGCGCCGCAGCCGTGCCCGGAGTGTGGCCGCCTGGTGCGCTCCGCCCGCACGGCGCCGCTGTGCTCGCAGTGCTGGAAGCGCTCGCCTGCAGGCCGTGACGCCAACCGCCAGCGCATGGCTGCTACCAGGGCTGCCCAGCGGCAGCAGACGGGCGAGGGATTGCAGAGCTGAAACACTGGAGCGGATGTGCTGCCGATCTGCGATTGATCCGCTATGCTGCGTTCTGCTGCAGCACTGCAGCGCAGATTTCCACCGCTGTCCATGAGCACATCCCTGTTCGCCCTGACCGGCGACGCGCTGCTGCTGCAGCGCCAGATTGACGACACCGCCGAGCGGCTGTTCAGCGAAGACCCCGCCGACGTGGCTGCCGCCACCGAGGCGCTGGAGCAGCTGATCACCGCCGAGGCCAGCAACAAGCAGGCCCTCGCATCCAAGGCCGACGCCTGGTGCTGGGTGATCGACTCCCTGCGCAGCCAGGCCACCGCTCGCCGCGAGCACGCCACCCGCCTGCGCGACCTGGCCGATCAGGCCGAGCGTCGGGCCGAAGCCCTGCAAGACCAGCTAGTGGGAGCCCTCGGCCGCGTTGATCCTGACGCCACCCGCTGGGAGCTGCCGGAGCACCGCATCACCAGCCGCAAGACCACCGCCGTCGAACTCGATCCCGACCTGGCACCCGAGGACCTGCCCGAGCAGTTCCGCCGCACCCGCACCACCACCAGCGCCGATCGCACTGCCCTGGCTGCTGCCCTCAAGGCCGGCGAGGCCATCGACGGCGCCCAGTTGGTGGAGCGCCGCAGCTGGCGCATCGCCTGACCCATCCCGCTGCAAATCTGCAATGCCATCCCCAAGCTGCGAAGGCGCCCTGTCTGACGCCGTGCTTCAGGCCGCCCGCCAGGCCGTCGCTGACTTCCCCGGCAATCCCTACGCCGAAGACCCGTGGCGGCACTGCGGGCCCCGCAATCAGCCGCTGCTGGTCTTGCTGGACCAGCTGGTCAGCGCCTGTGAGCCGGTCGCCGCGGCCATCGCAGACAACTGCTGGGATGACCGCCTGCCGATCCCGGCCGATGGCGCCAAGGGCCTGGCCGAGGCCCTGCACCGCATCGCCGACACGCTCACGGCCGCTGCTGCTGCACCAGACGCTGCCGGCTGGAGCCTGCCATCCATGACCGGCAAAGAGCTGGTTTGAGCCATGCCGATCTTTCTCATCACCTACACCAACACCCGAACGACAGATGCAGTCACACGCGAAACCGAATGGGTCACTCCCGGCAACTACGACCGCGATCGTGCCCGTGAGGCGTTCGAGAAGCAGTTCCCCACAACTGCCGTCGTTCGTCTCCAGGAGCTGCCGCCATGCTGAGCATCCTCCGCGCACTTCGCGCAGCCTGGATCAGCGCTACCGGCTCCAGCGACACCATCAGGCTGTTGCCAAGGCCGCTTCCCGTCGCCGAACCCTAGGCAATCTGGCGCTGAGCGCCTTTGTGCTGGTGACCTGCGTCATGGCTGCGCATGCGCTGAACGTGGAGCGTCAGCAGCAGCAACAGATCCAGCAGCAGATGAAGAGGCTCCGCTGATGGCCACCCGATACGCGCTGCCCAGTGATGAGCCGATCCACGTCGGCGAAGGCATCACCCGCACTTCAGACCCACGCGCCAGCCTGTGGCCCGTGACGGTCACCTTCAGCACCGGCGCCAGGCCGCTACGCACCACGATCCGCGCCGTGAGCGCCAACCAGGCCGAGCAGTTCGCCCGCGCCCGTCACCCTTACGCCCGCTCTGTTGCGGTGGGGAGGATCTCCGATTGACCGACACTGAACTCGCCCTCCTATTTCAAGAGTGGTGGCGCCAGAGCTACCCAACACCACCAGTTCAACATGCCCTGGCCACGCACGTCGGCTGGGGCCGGTATCTGCTGGAGCGCTGATCATGCTGGAGCTTCTCGCATCGGCAGCGCTCTCTATGCGCTGCAACGTCTACTACAACAGCGCCACGCCGCTACATCGCTCGGTACCGTGCCAGGCATGGTTTCGCAATGGCCGCATCGCTCGGGTTGATGTCTGGCTACCGCATGCCGGTCGCCGATACGACTGGACCGTGGGCCATCACGCCGTAACAGCGGATCCGCGCTGGCCGGAATGCCTGCGGTACACGCGGGAGGAAGGCAATCAGTTCCAGGTCTGCACCGTCAAGTCACCGCAGGAGATTGGCCATGATTGATCACTCTCTTCGAGTGGCCCTGTGCCGCAACATCACCGCCAGGGCCCACCTGGCTGGTGCTGAGGCGGCTGAGCTGGAGCGACAGGCCGCCGCCGCCCGCCGCCGCTACTGGCGCGAGGTAAGTGCCGCCGCACGCCTGAGCGGCATGCCGTGGCCTGAGGCGGAAGCGCTGGGGGTGGAGCCGTGATCCTGCCCGACTCAGAGATCCGCGCCCTGTGCCTGGCCGGCATGGTGACGCCCTTCGACCCATCCCTGGTCAATCCCGCCAGCCTGGACGTACGCCTCGGCCACCAGCTGCTGATCGAATCCTGCGAGTCCCCCCAGCTGGTGCCGTATCCGCTGGATCTGCACAGCGAGGCTGACCCGTACCAGCTGAAGCCGGGTCAGTTCGTGCTGGCCCAGACGGTGGAGACGTTCCACCTGCCGCCGACCGTGGCTGCTCAGTTCGTGCTCAAGTCCAGCCGCGCCCGGGAAGGCCTGGAACACCTGCTCGCCGGTTATTGCGATCCTGGCTGGAGCGGCTCGGTGCTGACCATGGAGCTGCACTGCAGCCGCCAGTTGCACCCGGTCAGGTTGTGGCCGGGGATGAAGATTGGCCAGATGGTGTTTCACCGCATGGCCGCAGTTCCCGAGCGGGATTATTCGCTGACTGGCCGCTACAACAATGACCCGACAGTGATGGAGTCGAGAGGATGACCACACCACACAAGGCAACGCCGGACCAGTGGGCTGCTGTTGAGCGAGCCGCCATGCCCCCAGTTCCGTTTCACAACAGCGCAGCACTTATCGAACTCCGCGACCGCCTCGCCGTCGCCGAACAGCGGATCCAGGAGCTGATCTCCGCAAACGAGGCCCTTCGTGAACGCTTGAGCGTGACAGTTGAGACCGGCAAGCGCTCCCAGCCAACTTCTAATCCAAGCCAAATTAGAAGTTCAGTCATCGCCATCAAGCGCCGCCGCCTACAAGAGCCGTCAGCCAACCACATTGCCGAGTGCGGTGGCCCTTGCGAGCAGAGTTTCTGGTACTGCGACTGCGGGCTGCTGGAGAAGTTGAATCCCGCTCTGCGTCCGCAGGCCCCCGCCCCGGCCGGCGGGCTGATGCAGGCGGTCGGCGCAGCCATCTGCACCATCGCCGACTGTGGTGACACGCCGCTGAACTGGGCGCCAGAAGCCCGCGCCGCGGTTCTGGCCGTGGCGGGATGGCTGGAGCACCGCAACCCTGGCGCCCTGCAATGGGCCGCGTTGCTCCGCGAGGAGGTGGAGCGCCATGGCTGACTTCATCTGCATCGACAGCAGCGGCGGCCGGATCGGTCGCTTCTGCTGGATCAACAGCGACCTGCGCGAAAGCCACCGCAGCTACGCGGTCGTCTGCGGAGACATCGGCAACCGAGCCCCCTGGTACTACGCCCTCGGCTGGTTTGGCAGCGCCTATTTCTGCTCACCTCATCCGGCACGACCCGGGGAGACATGGTGATGCCACGCCCTAACCGCCTGAGCGACGAGGCCATCTTCGACATCCTCACCAGCCGCCACATCACCAACAGCGAGATGGGCCGGCGGCATGGCCGCAGCCCGCAGGCGATCTCCCAGATCCGCTACGGCCAGACCCACGCCGATCGGCTACCGGAGCTGCCTCGCTGGACCACCGGCAAGTCCTGTGAGCAGTGCCAGCATTGGGCCCGCCCCGGGCACTGCAGCCTGGGCTTCCCTGATCCGCTGAAGGAAGGCCTGCGGTTTGCCGGTGATTGCAATTCGTTCCTTGAGCAGCCGCAATGACAGCCAACATCGCCGCGATCATCGCCGCCGTCA